CTCGTCATCCTCGTCATCTTCAGGTGGCTCGGTCTCACCGTTCAGCGCGCGGTCGATCTGCGAGAACAGCACTTCCTTGCGGTCGTCCGTCATCTTGCTGACGTTGATGGTCTGTGCCGACACCCACGAGATCTCACGCACTGGTGAGGTGTCGAGCGCGGCCTTCAGGATGTTCGTGGCGTCTTCGTTGCCCCACATCGAGTCCAAGTCGTCGAACACGACGAGGCCCTTGTTCCGGAACATGAACAGCGTCTTGTAGATCTCGATTGGTGAGGCCTTGCCAGAGAGCTTCTGGAAGTCCTGCCCCTTGACCATGCCCATGTCGTTGATGGTCTTCATGATCGTGAACGTCTTGCCAGTGCCTGGGCCGCCGTAGATCAGCAGCGAGCGCAGCGTTCCCTTGCACGCCATCTCCACCAGCTGGGCCATGTGCCCGTACAGCGTGTCTGGATCCTTGACCTCGGCTTCGGTTGGCTGCACGTCAAGCGCGCCTTGGATCTGCGCGTACAGGCGCTGAGCACCCTTGTCGTTCGCCGCGCTGATGAACTTCTTGCTGTCTGGATCCTGTGCGGTGACCTTGATGAAGAGGATCGAGTCCTTCTTCTGACCAGCTGGCGTGTTCGCTGGCAGCACGGCAAGGTCAGTGCTTGAAGGCGCAGTCTTCTCTGGAGCGGAGCCGACGTCGGTGACCGAGCCTGGGGTTGCGTCCCAACGGCCACGGCCAATCTTCTGTGAGCGGATGTACGCTGGGATCAGCACGTCGTTCTGGTCAGCTACGCCCTTGATCTGTTCCCACGTCACATTCTTGGCGCCGTCAGGGCCGTACGCCTTGACGACCATCTGGTAGAACGAGTCGTCGCCGATCCGCTTCGCCATCTCGTCTAGCGCGATCGATTCCTCGAGGGCCTTGACCTCGATCTGACCTTCGCTTGGCGACTTGATCAGCTTGGCGAGCGTGCCCATCGCGCCGATCAGCGTGCTGCTGTTCAGCTGTGACACGTCGATCGTGTACGCAGGTCCCTTGTTAATGGAGTACTTCGGCCACACGTCGACACCGTACACGTGACCACCCTTCGCGCGCACTTGGAAGGCGCTCTTGTCGAAGAAGTACAGGTACGATTCACCGCCGCCAATTGGCTGCATGCCAGTCGGGCCACCGTCGCGGTACACCTGGCTGCCAAGCAGCTTCGGCAGGCGGCGCTCGAAGGCGCGCAGGATCCGAGTGAAGTCGTCGTCTGAGAACATTGCCTCGACGATGTAGTCTTTGAAGGTCAGCATGGTTGCATTCTAGGCAGGGTTGCGTTCGTTATTTAGAGGACACGGTTAGTGTTTCCACGCATAGCGCACGACGAGCTGCAGTGAGAAGCGTACGGCTGACCGAATCGAAAGAAGCTGACCTGTTTCTCACAGGCCTTGCAGGTTGGCGGAAGCTCAATGTCGAACACGTATCGGTTGATCAGTTCCAGGTCACTGGCCTCAGGGAAGTTTTTGTGCTGAAGAGCTTGACGAATGAAGTTCCACTTGCGCGCACGCTCAGCCTCACGGGTACGGCTGACAATGATCCTTGGCTTCAGGTTTCGAGTTGCGTTCTTGTTCAAGTGCCCATTCGGTAGAACAAGTTCAGCGATGATCTCGTCGCGCGTCATGCTGAATGGCTTGACAGCATTAGATTCGGCGCGGGTGGTCTTTTCACGTTCCCAGCGCTTTAGGCCCGTAGCTGAGAGTTTTGCGGAAGTTGATTCTTTCGTCACAAGAGGTCTATCGGCAGCACCAGTGCCACCACTCGTCAGATTCATGCAGAGCGCGTCTTCCATGAGCTTCTTCGTAACAAGCACAGCTTCACGTTCTCCAAGCGCCTTGCGGTCAGGCATGAACTCCAACACCTCTGTTCTGTGCTGATCCCTTCCATGTTTCTTGACTGAGCGACGGAGCTGCTGACCTGATCCCATGTACCCATCTTCAAGGTCATCGGTTGAGTGCATCCCAATGTACCACTTGTCTGTGACGACACAGGTGGTCTTGTAAATGATGTGGTACTTGCGGCGCGAAGCTCTGATTCCGGACATGAAAAAGCCCGTTGTTTAGACGGGCCTATTTACGCCTTCCGGCAGTTTTAGATCAACCCGATCAAGCCACGTTCCCGCCCAATGCCGTGCCGTAACCAGCGCCGTTGTCGATTGCGCGTGCGTGGTCGTAACGCAGGGTCAGCGCGATGGTAGCCGCTTCCGAACCGTCGTATGCCAGGTCGCCGAAGTCCGCTGCTTGAATGAAGACGCCTTCCAGCACCCACGTTTCAACAACACCTTCGTCGCCGTCGAGCTGCTCAAGCTTCACGCCGAACTTGTAGTCCGAACCCGTAGCTGCCGTGTTCAGCCAGCGGCCGTCCAGGTCGACGCCAACGAGGCGTTGCTGCGTTTCGAGCTGGCCCTTGACGACCTTGGAAGCGAGGCCCGTGATGTCGTCTTCGACCGTCAGGTTCATTGCCGACCAGGTGTGGCGACCAGCGACGTACGCGGTCGAGTTGTACCGGTGGATCGACACTTCTTCGAACTCAAGCTGCGGACGAGTGATCGTCGTAGCTTGCATGGTCAGGTTCCGTGAGTTGGTGCCAGTGACGAGACGACCCATGTCCTGGAACGTGACACGCCACTTGTTCTTCATCTTGGGATGAAGCACGCCAGAGCCGGCGCCAGGAATTCCAAAATTACTAAGTGTGGCCATGAGTGTCTCCTTGCGCTGAGCGCGTGATTATCCAGATGGTATTTAGCGATCAACCCCGTCGAAGGTTAAAATTTGATTTGCTAAATAGAGAACATATGGAACGCACCCTCGAAGAGTATCTGCAACTGGACCTGAAGAATAACCACTTCAGGTACATGCCTGAGGTCGTAAAGGCTGAGCTAGTCGCCAGGACATTTGCCTGCACTGGGAGCTCTCTCGACGAGCGCGCTTACTGGCTGCAGCACGGGCTGAAGGGATACCCGAATTGCCAGCGGTGTGGGGCTAGTCTAAGTTCTAAGAACTGGTACCCTTCAGCGAACAAGACGCAGAAGGCTCGTGGGTGGCCAAATAAGGGATACCGTCCATTCTGTAGTAAAACATGCGCGATGAATTCAGAGGCTAAGCATTCACGCACCGCGCAAAGCTCAATAGACCGTTATGGTGTTCCGCACGCCTCCCAGTCAGATGAGTTCCAGGCCCGCCGAAAGTTGACAAACCTCGAGAGATATGGCGCAACTAACCCAATGGCTTGGAACTCTGATCGGTTTAGAGACTCAATCATGGAGCTCCACGGTGTTGATGCTGTTAGACATATCCCAGGGGTGGCTGACAAGATCAGAGAAACTAAGGCCGCGCTGACGTTGGGTGTGATGCGTGAGAGAGTGCCAGAACTAGAGCGTCTATTTGAGGTTAGCCTGCTGTCTGAGCTCCCAACCAGAGTGGAACGGATAGACGATGTTGAGCTGAGGTGGAAGCACTCTTGCGGCCATATCTACGCCTCGAACATCACACAACGCGGGCTACGGTTTTGTCCACGCTGCTCGCATGGATCATCTCGCGCTGAGAGATCTCTGGGTGATTGGCTCGAAGAGCTAGGTGTTAAGGTGCAGCGTAGAGATAGAACCTTTGGGTTTGAGCTTGACCTGTACCTTCCAGAGCACCAAATCGCGATTGAGTATGATGGAACATACTGGCATTCGGCCAGGTTTGTTAGTCGCGAAAAATCCCTTGAGAAGCTTGAGAGCTGTAGTCGCATTGGTATTCAACTCGTGACCATTCAAGAGCATCTCTGGATCAACTGTGAACCTAAGGTGAGAGCCAGGCTTCGCGCATTACTTGGGTTAAACGAGCGTCTCGCTGCTAGAAAGTGTCATGTGAAGGAGATCACGGTTAGAGAAGCCAACGAGTTTCTTGGGGTAGCGCACTTACAGGGAGGTGCAAAAGCTAAGGTCGCTGTTGGGTTGTTTCACCAGACGGAACTTATGGCGGTGATGACCTTTGGACCACCAAGGTTTAGCACCGCCGCCGACTGGGAGTTGATCAGATATGCATCGAAGCCAGGCATCTCAATTCAGGGTGGGGCCGCAAGGCTCCTAACCGCATTTAGGAAGGCTCACATTGGCAGTATTCTTAGTTATGCTGATCGGTGTTGGAGCATCGGCGTGATGTATCAGCGGCTAGGGTTTGAATTCTTGAGGAACTCACCCCCGTCTTATTTTTGGGTTTCTGGTCAGCGCATCTTTACCAGGTATCAGACGCAGAAAAAGAAACTCCCTAAGCTCCTAGGTGACTTGGGACGGGAGTTCGATAAAGCCTTTAGCGAGGCGGACAACATGCGTGCTGCTAAATTTCTACAAGTATTTGATCGTGGAAACTCTGTTTGGTTGTTGCGTGCCGCCGCTTGAGGTCTGGGAAACTCTCTGGAAACAAAAACGCCAGCTGTTGCTGGCGTTTTTGAGGGAGGCGCTTCGGTCTTGTTAGATCGTTGCGCCAGTCGCAACGACGCGGATTGGGATGTAGATGAATTCCGCTGCGATCACTGGCTTGATGGCGATGTCCAGCCACAGCTCGTTCCGCTGAATGCGGGTAGCCGTGTTGTTCGACGTGTCGCACAGGGTGGCGAAGTCGTACAGGCCGCGCTTGGTCAACACGTCGTTCAGCAGGCCATCGGCCGCCGCCTTCAGGTTGTCACGCGTGATTTGGTCATTCGGTTCGAAGACGAACGGCATGGCGCCCTTGCGCAGCGTGCGACGGAGGTAGCACACCAGGCGAACGACGTTGATGCGGTCCAGCGACGAAGCAGCCGGTGCCGAGGTCTTCTGACCCCAGATCAGGATGCCCTTGCCTGGGAAGAACACGATTGGGTTGATGTTCTTGTCGTACTCGTACAGGTTGTCGCGTTGACCGTCATTCAGGTTCGCTTCGACGAAGGTCGTTGCGGTACCCATCGTGCCAGTCACGTACCCGACCTTGGTCACGCCAGTCACCACACCACGCGAGACGCCGGCTGGGGCGACCCAGACGTACGACTGCTGGTCGCTGTACGCGATCGTGCGGAGTGCCGTGCCCGACGGAGCGGACATGACATTGCGGCCGTCGAGGTTCGAGGCCAGGCACCATGGGTAGTAGTACGCGATGTTCGTCGTGCTGACACGACCGGAGGTCAGCGCCCATTGAGCGACTTGCTCTGGCGTCAGGTTCGAAGGCGTGTCGGCGATTGCCATTGCCTCTTCCTTGACGTCGACCACGAGCGCCGCCAGCTCGTCCGCAACTTCCCAGTAACCTGGGCAGGCGCAGAGGTTGAACTCGTACAGGCTCGAGCGGATGTCGGTGTTGCTGTTGATCATCGCCTGCAGGGCAGTGACGATCGAGACGCGCTTGGCGGCATCGTTCGCACCCAGCGGGTTGCTGATCGTCTGCGACGACACGACGATCGTGAAGTCATCACCTGCGATGAATGGTGTCAAGCCCGGTACAACGGTGAAGTTCACACGGTTGTTGTCGTACGGAGAGTTCACAACGCCTGCGGCCGAGACTCCCGACACCGTGCCAGACACCGTGAAGGCCGTAGCGGACGTCATCGTGATGGTGATCGTCTCTGGGACAGCAAGGGTATCAGGAATCAGTGACAGGACTGAGCCGTTCCCGGTGTTGACACCAGCGGTCGCGACGTACGCAAGGCTGAACGTGAACTTATCGCCTGCCGAGAATGGCACGAGGCCAGCGGTGATCGTGAAGTTCACCTTGTTCGAGGTGAACGGAGCCGAGACGTTCCCAGAGCCGATGTACCCAGACACCGAGCCTTGAACGCTGAACGCGGTCGTCGTGGTGAAGGTGACCGTGATCAGCTGTGGCTTGACCGTGGCGTCAGTTGCGGTGATCGAAGCGATCGTGCCGTTGCCGATGCCGCTGAACTGCAGCGAGGAGCTGACCACAGCTGGAGTACCGAGGCTGACGAAGGTGTCTGGCTCGTCCGTCAGGTCGACGTTCGCGCGCACGACGTAAGCACGTTGACCAGTGCCGAGGAACTGGTTCAGAGCGAACAGGCCGTACTCGTTCCGAGCGTCACCGTGGAACTCATTGCCAGAGACGTCGTTCCGGAAGTGCGGAATGCCGAAGAGCTCGAGCGACTGCGAGATGCTGGTCACCGTGCGCACGACGCCGCTTTCAAGCGTGCCAGCTGCTGGGGTAACACCGTCCGTCTGGAGCTTGCCAGAGCGAGTCGCGATGAAGAACACTGGCACGGTTGGTGCCGATGCTGGGAAGAAGAACGACTCGTTGGTGACCGAGACCGATACACCTGGGGAGACGAGGGTTGCCATTTTGGATCACTCCTACTTGTTGATGGGTCAGCGGTTCTGACCGCTTGCTTTGCGTTCGAGGTATTTAGGACCCGGCCAGAAGGCGCGACGAGATTGAACTCACTTTGCGAGCTTGAACAACGCCGCAAACCGCTTGACCTGGCGCTTAGCCTCGGCGTCCGGGGTGTAGTCGTACACATCTTGCAGCGAGATGCCGAGCTGCTTGAACAGACTGATCAGCTCCTTGCGCTGACGGAACGTGGCCTCTTCAGCCTGCTGGCCGCCCAGCGTCATTGCAATCGACCGTCCGGCCCGCAGCCGTTCGTCGGAGCTGGCGCCAACTGCGGCCTCAGCTTGCTGCCAGATCATTGAGTTGAACTTGCTGACGAGCTGCTCGAGCGACTGCTCAGCGTGTGCGTCCTTGACCTTGGCCGTTGCTGTTTTGCCGAGGAGCTTGGCGATCTTCTTCAGGTACTCCTGCTTCTCGAGCTCAGGCTCAGTGGCGAGCTCAATGGAGTACACCCAACGACCGATCGTGTCCAGAATCTGCGCGCTTTTCTTGTGGTACCCTGGGCCGCCAATTGCACGGAACTCCAGGTACCCGGACCGCAGCTTGGTCAGGTTCACCGCGTAGTACTTGGCGGTGGCTCCAAGAGCCATCATCGCCTGTGCCCGAATCTCTGGGACCGTCTTGGGCAGTACCCCTGTGACCTCGATGCCGTCGATCGCCGCTTGGATCTGTGAGCTGGTGTACGTGTTCGTCTCACGGTCGAACAGCTTGAGCGTGTGCTTGTCACCCATGAACAGCACGAGCTTCAGTGGGTCAAGACGACCGCTGATGTCGGGGATCGAGATGTTCACGTGCAGGCCAGTGGACTCGTTAGTGCTGAAGCCGTACCGCTCGATGAAGCTGAAGACCTTGGCCATGCTCTCCATCGCCTTGCTGAACGGCTCTGGTGGTGACACCAGCTCGTACCCCAAGCCGTCTTGCTCATGATCGGAGTCACGCCCCTCGTCGTCTTTGATGGTGGTGTCGTGCGTCAGGTTCCAGTACTCGTACCCGCGACCGTTGATGACCACTCGTGTCTTCAGCTCTCGTTGCAGAGCCTCAACAAGACGGGTGGCGTTGTCGCGCCAGTTCTCGTGGTACCCTTGCGACTCCGGTTCGGCATCAAGCACGCTGTGACCTTCCTCGTGCCAGCCGTATCGCGGTGTCAGCTCGAAGTGCTCGACGAACGCGTACGCGTCATCGTACTTCTCACGCAGCCAGTCGCGCCACCGGGCCTTGGCTGGATCGTACTCGTTCGCGGCTTTCTCGCGGGCCGTCTGCTCGGCCGCACGGAGCCCGTCGCTCTCGACCTCATCGTCATCGAGATACTCGTCCCAGTGCTCGTCAATCCAGTTCGTCTCGTGCTCGTCGGCCCAGGCGGCGTACTCGTTCTCGATGTCCTGGCGGGCGGCACGTGACACGCTGAACAGGTTTTCGAACTCGCCCATCGACCGTAGCGTGCTGATCTCAGTGGCATCAAGGTTGCCTTCAGGCAGCTCGTCATAGAAGTGCGAGCCCTTCGGCATGAAGAACTCGAACTCAAAGCCGACCTTGACGTCGTGGCCGATGCGATCGATGGCGGCGGCGTACGAGCCGCGGTTCATCGCTTTCTCGGCCAGGAACTGCTTGAACGTGATCATAGCGTGACTGGTGGGAACGGCTCTTCGCCGCGCGTTGGTGGCACGTACTGCGTGACCTCGACCCAGCTCACGCCGTTCCAGGTCAGCGCCTTGTTCAGGGCTGGGCGCCACCAGGTCTCACCCTCTTGTGGGTTCGGTGGGATGGTGTCACCCTCGTACGTCGCGGTTCCCGAGGTGACGACTGGCGGCACACGGGTGTCAAAGTCCAGGCGAGCCACTGGCGTGCCGAACGGAATGATCTCGCCGTCCGCGTCGACCTCGCTGATGCCGGTGTAGTCACCAACGCCGATCTGGATGATGACCTTGCGCACCAAGTCGTCCTTGACGCCCATCGGCACGCTGATGAAGATCGGCATGCGGAACGTCAGCGTCCATTGGATGATGCGCCTGTCGGTCGCGGATGGGTAGTTCTCTTCGTTCGAGATGTCGGTCAGCTCGACGCTGGTCAGCTTCGTCCAGTCGAAGGGCGCGTCGCTCTTCTGGATCTGGATGTCCGGGTTGAACAGCACCAGGATCTGCTCCAGGATCTGGTGCATTTGCTGCGCGTTCGACGCGAAGATGCTGAGCTCCATGGTCAGGTTGTACGGCACCGGCATCGCGCGCTTGACAACCGTCAGGTCATCAGGGAACACGCCACCGGCTTTCATGGTGACGCGCTGATCCACGAACGCCTGCACCTTGCGACGCTCAGGAGCGACCTCCAGGCCTTGGACGTAGAACGACATGATTGGCAGGCTGAACACGCGGTTCTTGGTGTTCCCACTGAACAGGGCCGCGACTACACGGTCCTTGGAGCCAGAGACACATGGCACGCTGATGAACTGCTGCTCGTCGCACTCACCCTTGCCGGTCTGTACCTTGAGGCCAGAGAAGATGGTGGCGAACTGCAGCATGTACGCTCGCAGCTGACCGTCGTACCAGTAAGTGTTGATCATAGCTCGATCGCTTCTTTCTTCAGAGTATCTACGCCGTCAGGAACGATGACCCAGCGGGTCTCCTCGCTGGCGTACGCCTCGTCGTTCAGCTTGTTCATTGGGCCGGTGAGCAGCACGTTCGCTGCCTCGCGGTGCTCGTACTCCTTGGCACGGTTGATGTACCACCGGGCCGCCGACTCCTGCGCCAGCACGAAGGTGACCGACTCGTGCTGTGCCACGAGCTGCTCCCAGAGCTTGCGGCTGCCGGTTGTCTGGGCGTTCGAGCTGAACAGCACCTGCCCCTCCTTGACCAAGGCACCGTACAGCTTGACCGCAAGGCCCTTGCCACGTGCCTCTTCCTTGGAGCTCAGTGACTCAGTGACGACACCAACCAGCGTGCCGCCTGGAACCTTGGCTGTCTTGCCCCTCAGCTCGAGAAACATGACGGTTGAGCCGTTCTCGGTCAGCGCGATCTCGTACCGACCACCACTCAGGCTGTGCCGCCACTTTGCCTCGTACCCTTCGATCTTCACTGGCAGGTCGGCCCATGTCTTGTCGACAACAGTTCGCACGGTGGACGCGTTCGAGGCGTCCTTGTTGTACACCTCGTCATCGTGGTCGATCTCAGCGAGGAACTGCTTGAACGTGATCATGCAATCACCTTGTGTCTTGACGCGTCGATCGACTTCATGATTTTGTAGTCCTCTGGCGTCACTGGGTCTTGCTTCACCGCGTCGAGCGGTGCCGTAAACTGAATGACGACACCTGGCTCTTCGTGCATCTTTTCAGACGCGTAGTGCTCAGCCGTTTCCAGATTTGTAGTCGCGTTGTTGTGCGGGTTATGGGTGTTAGGAGTGAGCACCCCAGTGCGCTTGAGCTCAGCGTATTCCGTCGGCGACATCCCACGGTACAGCGTGATCGTTCCTTCAGTGATGAACTGCTTGAACGTGATCATGCGAACCTCTTTCGGTTCGTGGTGATGAACTCGGCCGCTTTCTCAATCTTCTTCGGTGTGCTCTTGCGGCATGGCTGTGTGCTGTCCGTGAACGGGCCCTTGATCTCCCAGCCAGCGGTGTCCAGCGAGCCGGTGATCGAGCGGATCATTGAACGCATGGTGACCTTGCCCTTGACGTCGAAGTACTCGCCGCCTTTCTCAACGAACGTGTGCAACGCCTTGCCGTCTCGGTACAGCGTGAACAGCTCTCCGCCGATCTCACGCTGTAGAGCCGAGGCGAAGGACGCACAGTCGCCGAACAGGAACGTGCTCTCGGCCGTCTTCACTGACATGACTTCGGCCAGGATCATACGCTCTTCGCAGTCAGTGACAGCGTCACTGGTTGGTTGAAGATCTCGAGCTGTGACGGCTTGTGCGAGAACTTCTCTGGGCGGCGGTCGGTCTCAACGAACAACCAGCGGTTCTTGATCGAGCTGAACTTGTACAGGCGGGCCGGAATGCCGGTGCGTGGGTCGTAGTTCAGGCGGAAGTAGTCTTGGTCCGTGGCGGCCGAGACGTCAGGCAGCTTGAACCCTTCGGTGTACGCCTGACCGTCAGGTGGAAGGCCGTCCTCAGTGTACAGGCCGACGCCATCGTACGTGCCTGGAGCGTTGAAGCGGTTCGTGCCGCTCGCCTCTTCACGAACGTTGGTGCCCTTCTCTGGGACAGCCAGGTTCGCCTCGCTCTCGTTCGCCTCGGCGGCGGTGAGCGGGCCGGTGCTGATCTGCTCGATGCCCCTGAAGAACGTGCCGTCGTCGACCACGTACTTCTGGGTGTCGACCGTGCCAAGCAGATCGCGGTGCTCTTGCGATGGGATCAGCTGGCTGGCTTGGAAGCGGTACGTGATTGGGCGCCACGCGGTGGTGTACCCATCAGCCGCCCACGAGGTGTCAGTGACCTCGAGGAACTTGCGAACTGGGCGGAGGTTGTGGTCGTACTGGAGCTCGCTTGGAACCTCGAGCACGTCGCCAACCACGATCGGCCGGCCGAGGGCGGCAACCATCGTGCTGAACACGGTCGTGAAGGTGTACACGTCAGCGACCTGGAAGCCGAACTTGGAGAGGTCACTGATCGCGTCGAACGGCTGGTACGCGGCCTTGAGCTGGATCGAAGCCT